GCTATTAACGGCAGGATAGATGAAGATACAGCAAAACCATTAGATATTGAAAATATGTCAACAAAAGAATTAGATAATATGTTATCAATACTTGATGACTTAAAACAAGGGGCGGAACCAAATGATAGTGGCAGTACAGGGAACAAAAGAGTTTAACCAGTACAGCATCTTTTTACGTGCCATGAGTGTTGCCTTATCAGGTATGAAGGATGAAGATAGTGAGTTTATTATATACTCCGCTGGTCCATTAAAAATAAATAATTTTGTTTCAGAGTTCTCTAATTTATCAGAACGTGGAATGAAAGCACGAGGCAAAAAAATTAAATTTTATAATGTAGCACCTGCATGGTTAAGCGAACATATAAATCAAATTAATTATTTTGCTTTTTTGAGTAGTCCAAAAGAACCAAAATCAAAATTGGTTTTAACTGCAGAAGCAAACAACATTGACGTTGGTCTTTTTAAGTATTAGGAGAAAAAATGATTATTAGAAGTTTAAACACAATGGAAAAAATTGTAAATAAAAATGAAAACCTTATTTGGAATGCGTGGGATGTAATTGATTTAAAAGAATCTGATACAGCAAAAACCTCTCCTGCGGGGATTAGAGTAAAAAACAAGTGGTATCTGCATAGAATTTATAAGCCTGGTCGTAATGGTTGGGATATACCAAATAAGTATAAGGATTAAACTTGAAACAGCATTTATGGAAAGATGAGGCTATCTGTTTAGATCTTGATACAAATATATATTTTGATAAATATGAAGATCAAGAAAATTCTAGACATAGCGTTGATGCACTTTGTAAGCAGTGCCCAGTTAAAAAAACCTGTTTTGCCAATGGTGTTTCTGGCAAAGAGTGGGGTGTTTGGGGTGGGGTATACTTAGAAGGTGGAGAAATTTCAAGAGAGTTTAATAAACACAAAACCAAGCAAGACTGGTCAGCCACCTGGCAAGCCTTAACAATGGAGCAATAATGAAAAAAATAAAAATTATTCCAATAAAAGAGGAAGCGCTTTTAAAAATAAATATTGAAGTTGCAAAAAAGCATATTCCCGATTGGTATAAAAAATCTCCTCAAAAAGTAAAAGGGTTTGAAAACTATTCATTAATGCCACATTTTCCAGAAGCAACAACATCTACATATAAAAAATGTTCGCCATTTTTAGATGCATTAACAAATGGTTATATATTTTATTTATCTCAAGATATTGAGGTTAGTAGAAAAGAAGACGGATCTCCCTATATTACATGGAGGACTGCAGAAATAGATCCGATAACTTGGCACGATAATGCTCAGTGGGAAGGATTAGAGACCCCAGACAATTGTTCTAACTTTGTTTACAAATGGGAAAATTATTTTATAATTCAAACTCCTAAAAGATATTCAACACTATTTACTCATCCGCACAATAGATTTGATTTACCATTTCATACTATTTCTGGAGTAGTTGATACAGATAAGTACAATCTTCCAGTAAACTTCCCGTTTTTTATAAAAAATAATTTTACTGGAATAATTAAGGCTGGAACTCCAGTGGCACAAATAACATTTTTTAAAAGAAATCACTGGATTAGGTTAATTAAAAAATACGACAAGGATTTTTACAAAAAAGCACGATTTAATTTTTTATCTACTATTGAAAGATCTTATAAAAATTTATTTTGGGAAAAAAAAGAATATGAATAAAGAATAATTTATGTTTATGTACACAGAGACTATGCGTAAGGCTGTTCACTCAATTATCCCACCTAAAGGATTTGGCGTGGAGATTCTTGATAATGAGCACTTTCTTACGGTAAAATTAGATGAAAGAAAGTTTTTGCATATGGGGCATGACGATAAAATATCAGCACTTCAATATGTTGTAAAATTAAAAAAAGCCTTAGAAGAATGTGGCGCTATAGTTTTAATAACTAGGGAGGCAATTAAATGAATATAGTTGTTGTGGGTGGCGGTACGTCAGGATGGTTAACTGCACTGTATGCTAAAAAGATTTATACTGAGGATAATATTGTATTAATTGAAAGTGAAGAATATGGAATTCTTGGTGCAGGAGAAGGATCTACACCTCATTTTATTGATTTTTTAAATTTTTTAGATATACCCTTTACTGATTTAATTAAAAATTGTCAATCAACTATAAAAAATGGAATTAAGTTTACAAACTGGTCAAATGACAATGATGATTATTTTCATCCATTTTTTTCAAATAGTAAAGCATCACATAGTCAAAACTTTAATTTAGATAATATCTATTTTGAAAACAATACAGAATTTTTTCATTATTGTGCATCTTTAAAAAATCACAATTTAAAAGATTATTCTTTTGTAGAAAAAATTTCAAATAAAAATCTTTTACCATTTATAAAAAATGAAAATAATATAATTACAAGTGAAGCCCAGGTGGCACTTCATTTTGATGCAAACATGTTAGCAAATTATTTAAGATTAATTGGAGAAAAAAGAGGAATAACAAGAAAAGAAGGAATTATTGATAAAGTTTTTAATGACAAAGATGGTTATATATATAAAGTAAAAACAAAAAAAGAAGAAATAGAGTGCGATTTTATTTTTGATTGCTCTGGTTTTAAAAAATTAATTATTGGTAATCATTATAAGTCCTCATGGAAACCACATTCTGACACCCTTCCAGCAAAAAAAGCAATTCCATTTTTTTTAGAAATGGACAAAGAGATACCACCTTATACAGAAGCAATAGCCATGAACTATGGTTGGATGTGGAAAATACCTTTACAGCATAGGTATGGGTGTGGGTATGTATATGATTCAGATTTTATATCTGATGAAGAGGCTATGAAAGAAATAGAAGGTTTCTTAGGGTTTAAGCCAAATTATCCCAGAAAAGAAAAAGGTGCGTTTAGTTTTTCTTCAGGATGCTTTAAAGAAATTTGGATTAATAATTGCTTATCTGTCGGACTATCTTCTGGATTTTTAGAGCCTTTAGAAGCATCCTCAATAATGCAAACAATATCTGTATTACAAAGATTTATGTCAGATAAACAAAATATATCTACAAAAAACAATTTTATTAAAAAAAGATTTAATGAACTATACTTAAAAGAAACAGAAGAGATTGTTGATTTTTTATATTTACACTATGTAACAAATAAAACAAATACTTTATTTTGGAAAAACTTTATAAAAAATAATAAAACTCCAAAAAGAATATCCCATATTCTAGAAGTCTGTAAAGAAAAAGTTTTATATAGGGCTGTTGATTTATTTGATACAACAGTCTTTGATATTTCAAATTATTACTATGTTTTAGTTGGAAATAAAATTATTGATAATATTAGCATGAAAAACATTTCTAAGTTTATTTTAAATAATACAAAAAAACAAAACTATGAAAATATTTTAAATGAACAAGAAATAATACTTTCAAAATTATTGACACATAATAGTTTTATTGATACAATAAAAGAATAGGAGGAATAAAAATGTTAAAATTTTTTATTTGTAAAATAAAAAAACATTTATTAGTTGATGCTGGATCATGTCCTTTTACTAGGAAAAATTATAATGCTTGTCTAAGATGTGGAGTAACAATAGTAAAATGAAAAAGAAAATAATTATATTATCATTATCAATAATATCTATTCTTGTTGCAATTAGTTTGTTCTTTGCTTCAAGGCTTAGTAAGTTATCAGAGTTAGACTTATTTGACATTGAAGAAGATGATCTTTAATGATGTCCAGAGTAAGGTACAATAGATAGTATGGAGATGATGTTTTTGATATTTTTTGCCACCCTGTCTTTTTCTTTTGGACTATCCTATTGGGCTACCTTTGATAAACTAAAGAAATCTAACTTGCTACTGGCTGAACTTTTTATAAAAAACAGGGCACTTGAAGAATTAAACTCTCAAGCCAACAATCGTATTAATATGTCTGACGATACGCTACACAAGGAAAATTTTATAAAGTTTCTTTCTGACTCAAGGGATTGGGCTTTTGAGTATATTGAGAAGTCACAAGAAACTATTAAAGAGGTTTCAGATGAGTTAAGAATAAAAGGTTTGGACAACTATTCTGACAAACTTTTAGCGCTTTTACCAGAAATGGATCAAGGGAAAAAATAACATGAAAGATGTTTTGTTATCAATTATCACAGGTTTTGGATGCGGTGTTGTGTTCGCAGCATTCAAATTGCCAGTACCAGCACCACCAGTTTTTGCGGGAGTCGCAGGAATTATTGGTTTATGGATTGGCTATAAAACACTAACACAAATTATATCCTAGGAGGAATAATGAATAACTTATTAAACGATAAGGCAAAGGCAATGCTAGCATCATACGGACGATCTGTCCTTGGCGCAGTGTTTGCACTTTACATGGCTGGCGTAACTGATCCAAAAGATCTATGGGCTGCACTAGTTGCTGCTTTAGCGCCCGTTGCATTGAGAGCACTCAATCCTAACGACAAAGCATTTGGCGTATTGCCAGATACAGGTGCCGTTTCGGATGCACTTAGCAAGATTGTACCCGCTAAGAAGGCTCCAGCAAAGAAAAAGGCTGCTGCTAAAAAGAAGTAGTTAGTTAATTAGGAGAGGCGAATTTAATAAAATAGATTCGCCTTTCTTAATTTTTACAATGGAGAAATATGGATTTTGCATATATATGTAAAGACGGAATAAACGAAGAATTAAAGTATTCAATTAGATCTGTCGTTGAAAGTTTTCCAGACGCAAAAATATGGGTTGTTGGTGGTAAGCCTGATTGGTATGTAGGCAACTACATAAAGGTAGAACAAAAAGAATCAAAGTATAAAAATGCTGTAAAAAATTTAGAAACAATTTGTTTTTCACAAGAAATATCAGAATCTTTTATTTTAATGAATGATGACTTTTATATAATTAAAAAAATAGAAAAGATACAAGATTTTCATAGTGGCTTCCTGTTAGATAAAATAAACTTATACCAAAAATTAAATGGCAACTCTCAGTACACCAGAAAACTTTCAGGCACATACAAAAAACTTAAAGCGTTAGGATTTGAGAACCCACTAGACTATGAACTCCACGTTCCAATGATTATGGAAAAAGAAAAATTAAAGATAGTGTTAGAACTTTTAGATCAATTCCTATGGAGATCAATATATGGAAACAAGTTTAATGTCGGTGGCACACAAATGGAAGACGTCAAGGTTTACAATTCTGGACCACTAGTTCTTAAGTCTTATAATTTAAACATAGATGATCATACATATTTGTCTAGTGCAGACAGTTCGTTTAATAGTATATTTAATAAAATACTTAAAGACAAGTTTAACAAAAAAACTAGATTTGAGCAATAAGTTCTAGGTATTTATCTTTTAATACTGTTGGTGCAAAGTTATTAAACCCTAACTCGTAAGC